CAGTAACGATAACACACTGGAGTTTGTTGCCCCAAAGTAAGTGACTATTATTACCCATTGGTTACAGTGGGTAATGATGTTTACTTAACCACTCTTGAAAGGAGTAAATACTATGGAAGACGAAGCAGAACTAAACTTTGAGGATCAAGATGAGTTGCCCGACACCCAACATCATCAATCATTCTCATACTATAATAATGATAGATCTACGATATGTTCGTAGGTCTCATCATCATTGGGTTACTCATTGTATCCTTTAGTATCTTTGGGTAACCTTCAACTGACGCTAGCGCGTCAGGCTTTAATGGGATTATTATAATCCTTTAATCTTTATAAACAGAAAGAGAAACTATGACAACATTATTAAAACCAGCGACACCATTTAATCCTAGCGATTTCCCAAGAACCTTGAAGATGAAGAATCTCAAGGTAAATTACGGGAGATTTGATCCTGAAAGACCTGTAGATGCTTACATGTCAAATGGAACCGCAAAGCAATGGGAGTGCGAAGCTATAATACCAACGCTTCAAGAAGCTCAAGAATTAGCTAACCAACACATGCGTGTTAAAGTTAAACCCGATGGAACTTACTCCATGAATCTTAAGAGGAAAACTTTAACAGCTAAAGGTACTGCTAATGCTCCTGTAAAAGTCGTGGATTGTGGTGATAAAGCAAAGAACATTGCACCACGTCCATTTACAGATGTAAACTCCATCGGTAATGGGACTACATGTAATATAAATGTGTACCAATTTCATTATGATATGGTTGGCGTAGGCCAAGGCATCAGTGATATACTGTCTGCAGTTCAAGTAACAGACTTAATTGTATATTCTGGCAGTGGTAGTAGTGAGTTTGATATTGAAGATGGATTCACACAATCTGAACAGTCTTCAACAACAACTTCAAAATCATCTAATGAATTAGAAGTTCCTTTCTAATACTGAAGATGTACTTACTGCATGGGAGATATTCCCGATAGTAGTAAGGTTCTGGTCCTGAGTATGACCTTAAACTACTCATTTAAAACCTAAACTATTAATAGTTGTACCCGACATCGAGACATAGGAGATAAGTGTTACGGAAGCACAACTGATTCCAAACCAGTTAGCGTGGGTTCGACTCCTACATCTCCTGCCAACTATTATGATAGACCACAACTGTAAGAAAACTTGTTCGCAAGCTTGTAGTGGTCTTTCATAGTAGTTATATGACTACTATACAACCAAATACACCAAAATATACGATTGGATGAGGCGTAACCTTCCACGGTGTATCAAAGGAGTTGGAAANATATCACGACGGTGNTATCGCATAGTGACAGAATAATGTTTGAACGACATAATGTAATGACTAGGAATAGCTNCCACGCTTCGCAGCAATAGTCATGTTGGGTATCATAGCCAGTTCTCTTTAGGCCCTTGCAGGTAATACAATAAATCCTGCCTATGCACTTATAAAAATTACAAATTAAAAACAGAAGTTCCCGACATCGGGGACAAGGAGTGAACAAATTGAGAGACTTTTTTGCATACCCACTAGAAGGGGTAGCAATATCTCTTCTTTGGGTTAACAGTTTATTATTTAAATACGAATACGAAGTAGCAAAGTTTGATACCGATAAACCTAATAAGGATATTAATCACAGTAAATGACAGTAATACTTGCAGTAATAGTAGCAGTATTAATGATAGCATTTATAAGTGACGTGATTAGATGGAAACCATGATGAAAGGATAAAATAATGTCTATATGTGGAGAAATAGAAATAAGTCAAAAAGAATTAACAGAATCATTAGAAAGATTATCAAGAACTTCAGATCTTCTTACAAAAATAAAAGAAACATTAAATGAAACAGTAAAACTACATGAATTTGCTGTAAAATCACATGATATAGCATGTAAGAGACTAATATTATTACTTGAAGTAGATAAACAAACCATACCACCTAATGATGAAATACTTCAAGAATTACTAGAAGACGTAAACTAATTTACCACAGAAAGGTAATACTATGGTAGAACGAACCGGAGTACATATTAGTAAGATGACAAGTAAACTAGAAGGTTTACGTGCAATATCTACAAATACTATAACAAATCCATATTGTAACAAACAGCATACAACAGGTAAAAGTAATAATATCTGTACTCTTTGTTACTCACAAGCAATGCTCAAGACATATCGTAAGAATATGCAAGCATGCTTACAACACAATAGTGATTTCTTATCAAGTAAAGTACATGAAATGCAGTATCTGCCAGTATTACTAGACGCATTTATTCGATTCAATGCTCATGGTGAGCTAATAAACTTAAACCACTTAGAAAATCTAGTAAATATCGCTAAGAAAAACCCACATTGCCGATGTGTATTGTGGACTAAACGTAATGATCTGGTCGTGAAATACTTCAAAGGGAGTCAAAAACCAGATAACTTTGTACTAATCTACAGTAATCCTATAATATCTACAATAATGCGTAAAATGCCAAAACATTTTGATAAAACATTCAACAATGTATTAGTTCATGAGCATGTAGAATCACAGAATTGCACAGGTCAGAAGTGTAAAGATTGTTTACTGTGTTACACTAAAAATAACACCACAGTAATCGTTGAAAAAGTAAAGAAATATTAATATAACCAAAGAAAGAAATATTATGAATATTAAAGATGTACCATTTATAAGCCGTAGACTTAAATCAAAAGTTAAAGTTTCAGCCATCAATCCTATCGGACGTCAACGATTAATCTTTAGACGCTCAACAACACGATATGGCTTTGGCAAAGGAACATTCAGTTCTAACCAAGGTTACCTATCAGTAGCTCGTGATGCAAATTCAGGACAATTTGTATCTCGCGAACTTCTATGACCTTTGATGGCCCTGTCACAGAAGAGATAAAAGAACAATACTGGTTCAAACAAAAACTTCCCCTAGAAAAGCCTAGCAATCTCTTCAGAACTCCCGACACACTAGAAGATATGCAAGAAATTGTTAGAGAATCAACTCCAGAAACTATGGTAATTGTTGCTATGGTTCAAAACTTCTTAACCAAAAACTACAATAATGTTGTTGTAGCTCATAATAAACTATGTGACAATCTTGCAGATAATCAAATGTTAGATTATGATGAAGGATATAAAGATGGTTGGGATGAAGGTAGAGGTTGTCTAACATTAGCAGATCTAGACATATTTAGAAAAAAGATACTAGAAAAGGACTAAACAATGGGTAAATTCAGTGAAATAGATATGGCAATAGAAGATATTGCACATTCATGTTACAAACGTGGCATGGATGCAGGTGAGACATATCATGCAATAGAAGACGAGATGTCAATGTATAATATAAAAGCATCAGATCATGAAGATTATGTCAACGAAGTCATTCAAGATGCAAAAGAAAGCATTGAGTCTACCTTTAATATGATAAAAGGTATCTCACAACTAGGAGTATAAAATGGTAGAGTCACAATGTAACGTGTCGATATCTCGTAACGATGAGGGTGTTATAACAAGCATCCTCATTGTGCTAGGAGATAACGCTATAGAACTAAGCCGTTCAGAAGCTGAAAGAATATTTGTTCAACTTGGACATGTGCTTCAGGATATGGACATAGAACAAGGATCTATTCCAATTAATAATGAGTGGGTAAACGATTAATGATATATATGAGTCAATACCAAACAAAAGCTAAAGAAACAGCTATATATCCAGAAGATAAAGCCTTAGAGTATCTTGCTCTAGGATTAGCTGGAGAAGCTGGAGAAGTAGCTAATAAAGTAAAAAAGGTAATACGTGACGGAGCATCACCAGATGACATTATTCATGAACTTGGTGATGTATTATGGTATTTAGCAATGCTATCTACTGAATTAAATTATTCACTAGATACAATAGCTGATAAAAACTTATGGAAACTTGCCAACCGTAAGACCAGAAATGTGCTAGGTGGCTCTGGCGATAATAGATAGGAGAATAATATGATTGCAATATTTCAAATAATATTCATGCTGTTCGTGTTTGAGGCTGCAAATTATGTGCCTGAAACACCAGAACCACCTGCAGAAGCATCAGACTAAGATGAAAAAGCGTAACCCTGTAGCCAAAGCATTGCATAGCCCTAAGTTTAGGCTCAGGGTTATTGCTGACAAAACTAAAAAACTATTTAGAAAAGCTAAACATAAAAAGGTGGTAAAATGAACTTAAGTGTAAAAGGTATGGTAGAAAGAATGCGTCAAAGAGTAAACACTAAAAGAACTATTGATGCATTAAGTAAATTAAATGATAGAGATCTAGCAGACATAGGTATACACAGAGCACAAATAATAAGTGTTGCCACCGGATTGTTAGATGTTCATAGAAAAGAAAGAGATGAAAATGGAAGTAATAATTGATATGCCAACACCAGAACTTAAAGAAGCAATGGAAAAGAAAATAAATAAAACACTACCATTTCTATGCGAAGTCGGAGATGAACCAGAGATAGTAGCAAATAGATTCACTGGTCAAGAAATAGAACTTCAACCAGAAGCAGTCGCAGTCTATGATACAATCATGGGTGCAGAAATGATGGAACAATGGCCTATAGTTAGAAAAGGTATCACATGGTTCAGACAAAACTACCCTGAAGAATATATGGTACTACTAGATTAAGGAGAATATCATGAAATATGCTGTAATGTTTGAACCATTTGATGAGCTTGAATATGTATGCAAACCTAAATCTGTAATTGATCCTTTTGGTCGAGAACTCCTACTCTTTGAAAAAAAGTGGATGGCACAATTAGAAGCAGATAAATGGAACACAGGTATAGTGGTAGAATATATGGAGAATAATACATGTCCATAGCTAAACCAACAGAAGAAGAAGCTATAGAAGCATTACGGGAAGCAAGTATATCTATAGCATGTTTAATGGATGAAAACTGTGATGATCTCATACTAGGATTAGAAATAGAACATATTCAAGATCAAATAACAATAGTAGAAAACTTTTATGATCCTGTACCAGAAGGAGTTAAAACCTACACAGTTCAAGATTGGGTAAAAGACAATGAGTAATATAATAGACTTCCCTGCAAAAGAAGAAGAAGATCCAGAAATGGAATGGTTCTTCACAGTAGAAGTATACAGAAAACCAAGTGGTAAGTATGAATATCAACTACAAGTTGACGAAGATATGGATAATGACTTAGATGTAGCAGATGCGTTAGCTCGTATGGCATTCCAAGTTGCACCAGATGATTGGTCACAACGTGTAGATGTAGATGAATTAATTATTGAACCTATAGATGAAAGTGAAACCAATGAAATATAGAGTAATGTTTACATACGATGAAATCATAGAAGCTGATGACGTAAGAGAAGCACTAATTGAAGCTAATCTTGATGACTTATCTGATGTTGTTGACTTTGGTGAAATAACAGTGGAGCCAGTATATGACTAAAAACAATGCTAAAGAATTATATATATGGATGACAACATGTCCAGTAGACTACATCGTACTTGATATGGAAAATGCTGAGAAAAAAGGAACAGTTAGTGTAGTATTTGACTTAGTAGAACCAAATAACGAGGACACTCAATAGTAAACCGAGAGGTAAAATATGGGTGAACAAAAAGAAAAAGAAGATTTCGGAGAAGAACCTGAGGTCCCTAATGATCCTACAGACGATTGGTCTGANAATGTAACCAAANTACCACAGAAAGGTGATTAAAATGTTTGATAAATTAGGACGTGAAGAGCAAGTCGAACATGCATATGAAGCAGGTTTTGATGAAGGTTATGATGAAGCTAGAACCGATGCCATTAATGCACTAAAAGAGTTTCAAAAAGATACATATGATACTGTATTGGGTACAGTAAATAATGATATTATAAACCAATGTATAACTCTAGTAGAATGGAATACAAAAGATGGCCTATAATTACTTAAGTAAAGCAAATATAAAAATTAGAAATAGACGTATTCAAAATAAATGGGATAACTTCGGTAAACTAAATCCAGAAGAACGTGAAGTTATAAATGAAACATGTAAAACACTGGATTCTTGTCTAAATCTACTCCTAGAATGTCAAGATATGTACATAAGTGATCTAAGAGATTTAGACCACGCTAGATATAAACTCAAAGATATATGGGGTATCGGTGATGAACTAGAATGTCTTGATAAAGCAGAGGAAGAATAATGGTTAGAGAAGATGAAATGATCATGATATCCGAAGATGAATATGAAGAATATGGTCAAATACAATTCAATGAAGGTTGGAGTGAATTTAAACATTTAGTACTAGATTACATAAATCAAAACTACAGTGATACAAGATTTGGCGATGGTCTTCATTTAGATATAGAAGACCTATGCTAAAATAAAAAACCCCTAGGTACTATAAAAGTACTTAGGGGAAACCTTTTTATTATACCCGGTATCGAGTACCCGACATCTGAGATCGCTAGCGCGATCACCTAATTCGGTTTTAATATTTCTTTTAATTGTCTGTCTAACTCTTCGTCAGTCAGTTCATCAACGGTTAATTCTGTATTTGTCTGATCAATTCTAGACAATTTAGGTGATTCAAACTCAGCTAAAGACTTTGCTAAATCAGCAGCCTGTATATCGTCACCAGCATCTAGTGCTTTCATCATTAAGATGCGAAGTATATCGATAGCACCTACGGGTTCGTCTTCAAGTGATTCTTTGAATTCTTTAAATTGTTTAATAGTAACCTTAAGTTTTTCTCTCGCTATATTATTAGCTCTGCGACTTTCAGCTGATTTCAACTGAGCAGCTCGTGCTGTGTCTGGTGTTAGCAAAGGCTTAAGATTCTTTAAACTATTTGGATGTGAATTATGAGCCATGTTAACTCCTCTTGGCTTATTGTAATAATAGAGAACATTCTCTTTAAGGGGTATATAGAAATTATCAAAAGAAAGGATATGTTATGACACAAGATGTTGTAGAAAGACCAGAACACTACACCAGATGGACTGTAGAACCTATTGTTTTCATTATGCAAAATAATATAGAGTTCTGGAGAGGTAATATAATAAAATATGTTATGCGAGCAGGTTTCAAAAGATATGACCATCAAGACCAAAGATCATCAGAAATAACAGATCTTCGTAAAGTAATAAGATATTCAGAAATGCGTATAAATCAACTAGAAGGGAGAGAAGCTAATGACATATGAAGAAGAACAAAAGCTATCATTCTGGGATTTCATAGCTCAAAAATATCAATCAGAATACACATGTGTTAAATGTAAAAAGAAATTCAATAGGGTAAGTATAGATAAAGGTAGAACTTGCCCAAAATGCAGCAACAAAGAAAGTAAATAAATGAAAATATGTTATGATATAGAAACAGATGGTTTCGAAGCTAACGTAATATGGTGCTTAGTAGCACAAAATATGGAGACAGGAATTGTATACAAATACTCTGACCACGACGATAAATTACCTCCTATCAAAGATGGGGTATCACTACTCTCCAACGCCCAAGTACTTATCGGGCATAACATCATTGGATTTGACAACGTGCAAGTTGACAAACTCTACGGAACCGACCTCAACTCAAAGAAATGTTACGACACATGGGTCATGTCACAAGTATTACGATACAGAAGAACCCATAAGCAAGGACTTGCAGGGTGGGGAGAACATTTAAATAACTCTAAAATACATTATGATGACTGGTCAGGCTATAGTAAAGAAATGCTTAGGTACTGTGTACAAGATGTTAAACTTAATGTGTTAGTATATAATGAATTACTAAAAGAATACAAAGCAATACACTCTAAATATCCATTAATAAAACAAGGTTTAAAGATAGAGCATGATGCAGCAGTCTTCAATGCAAGAACTAAAGATAAAGGATGGAAGTTTGACACCGAACTAGCTAAATCTAATCTAAGAATGATGGAAGAAAAGATGAATACTATATGTAGTACCATCGAACCTGAATTAGGTGATCACAAAGTATACATAGATAAAGAACCTAAGACACCTAAATACAAAAAGAATGGTGACTACACTATAGTGACTGCAAGAATACTATCAGAGTTCCTAAACTACCCTGTAAAATGTGAAGACACACATGTAATGGCAGCAGGTACAGAATTTCAAAGATTTACTGTTAATGATATTACATTAGGTCAACTAGATCTAGTTAAAGAATGGTTGTTAACTAAGAAAGGATGGAAACCTGATGAATTTACTAAGAAACGCATGCCGGACGGTAGTTGGATAACCACAACACCTAAACTTACCACCACATCGCTTTTAAAGCTCGGTGGGGTAGGTGAAATGATTGATGAGTACTATACACTAAGAAATAGAGCATCCGTTATACGTGGCTGGTTAGAGCAGGTAAAGCATGGTCGTATCCACGGAAATATGTGGGTTATAGGCACTCCTACGTTCAGAGCTAGGCATGAAGTAATCGTAAACTTACCTAGTATAACTGCAAAATATGGTAAAGAATTAAGAGAATTATTTGTAGCTGATAATGATATGGTTGTTGTTGGAGCAGATAGTAGTGGTAATCAACTACGTGGCCTGTGTCACTATGTAGATAACGATAAATTCACACACGAAGTATGCTTTGGTGATCAACACCAGAGAAATGCTGACTCACTTGGATGCACTAGAGGTATCGCTAAGAACTATCTATACGCCTACTTGTTTGGTGCTGGAGATGCAAAGCTAGGTCAAGTGCTTACTGGTAAATCAAATGCTAAAATTGGAAAAGAATCTAGAGTTAAATTCTCCAAAGGTATTAAAGGTCTAGATGAATTACGAAAATGGGTAACTAGTACTTGGAACACAACGTATCACAATCAAGGTACTGGTTGGTTCCCTGCACTAGATGGTAGACCTGTGTTCGCTACTTCAGAACATCAATGTTTAAACTATCTACTACAAACAACTGAAGGTATTACCTGTAAAGCTGCATTATCATACTCTATGAATAAAATCAAAGAAGAAGGACTAGAAGCTGAACCAAGATTATTCTATCATGATGAAATTGCATACGTATCATCAAAGAAAGATGCTAATCGTGTTGGAGAAATACTAAAAGAATCTTTCAAAGAAGCACCCAAAATGTTTGGTGTAACATGTATGGATGGCGGTGACTACGTTGTAGGCTCAAGCTATGCGGATGTACATTAATGGCTAGTATGGGGTCACCTAAGAATGTAAAATATGGTGGATGTAGATACACTTCACGATGGGTAAGACAAAGATATCGTAAAGATATCATACACAGATGGAAAAGAATGAAAGGGTGTAAGAAATGTGGTTATAACGAGAATGGAGTAGCTCTTGATCTTGACCATATAGAACCCGGAAAGAAAGCTTTTGCAATAGGTAATGGTAGATCCATATCATCTAAAACATGGCTTGTTGTAAAAGAAGAACTATCAAAATGTCAAGTACTATGTAAGAACTGTCATGCAGTAAAGACATACGTTAACCAAGATACTTATAAAGAAAGGAGTAAGTATGCAAGATAATAATGGCGTAATACTAGTAGATGCTGATTCAATATACTTTAAAGCAGCATGTGTAACTAAAACAAAACGATCTATAAAAAGAAATATAGACTCGTTAATGGCTGAAATAGATGGTCAATGTTTTATGAACGAATTAAAAGTAGCTGTCAAAGGTCGTGGTAATTTTAGAAAAGATATATATAAATTATATAAATCTAATAGACCTAAATTAGATAAAGATCTAAGAGAAGCCCTTAACTATGGATACACCCATATGGTTAAGAAATGGAAAGCAATACCTGCAAATGGTATGGAAGCAGATGACTTAGTGTCTATATGGGCTTACGAAGCTCGTGAAAAAGAAAATCAATATGTAGTAGTAGGTATCGATAAAGATTTACTACAGATACCCGGAAATCATTATAACTTCAATAAGAAAACACATAGATTTGTTAGTGATGATGAAGCGCACAAACTTCTTATGATACAATGCTTAACTGGTGATCGTACAGATAACATACCGGGAATAAAAGGTATTGGTCCAAAGAAAGCTGAGAAGATACTAGAAGGTGTAAACAATGATGTTATGTGGAGACATGTTAAGAAAGCATGGCAAGAACATAATGCAGGTGACCCTAAAATATCTTTAAGATTACTATCAATGATAAAAACATGGGAAGAATATGAAGATATTAAATCATCTATTGAAGATAAAGCCCTTGAGTGCCAACAAAACTCTAGGAGCAAGAGGGAAGAACTCCTTCAAGAGCGCGGAGTACGTGAAGTACCAGAAGGAAATAGCGGAGTTACTGAAGGATGTTAAATGGCCTTTCGGGGTCAACCAAGTAACATTCGAAGTCGAAGGAGGATTCTCTAATAGAGGAGCTGATCTTGACAATATAATTAAACCAATATTAGATACATATCAAAGGATATTTGAGGACTTCAATGATAACAGAGTATATAAAATCAAACTCACAAAACGAATCACCCCAAAAGGAGATGAGTACATCAGAGTCAGAATTTACGAAGAGCCAGAACAAGAAGAGTGATGGTAAGAAACTTAAAAGAAAAATAAATAAATCAAACAATAGAAAGCTAAAGGCAGAAAGAGATTACTTATGAGCAGATACACGATGGGTCCATGTGAATTCTGTGGTTCGTCTGATGCATTTGCGTCTTACGAAGACGGAGTAGGTACATGTTTTAGTTGTAATAAATCTAAGAAATTAACTGAGGAAAGGGATGAGCCAATCACCTATACAAGTAATGATAACATCACCAACATCTCTGCTTATTCTAGTTACGGTATATCTAGTCGTAACATATCTAAGGAAGTAGTAGATCACTATGGTGTTAAAATGTCAACAACTCCCGATGGAAAACCGGGGTCACACTACTATCCATATACTAAAAAGAATGAGATAGTAGCATATAAAGAAAGAATATTACCAAAAGATTTCAGAATACATGGTAACTTTACAAATGTAGAGTTGTTTGGTCAAAATACATCTATTGGTAATAGAATGCTAGTAATAACTGAAGGTGAACTAGATGCAATGGCAGTATGTGAATCCTTCTATAGAAAATCTAAGAAGTTTTACCCATGCGTGTCTATACCTTCTGCATCAGCAATTAAAATTGTACTTGAACAAAGAGATTGGATAAATAAATTTGATACTGTTGTCCTAATGTTTGATCAAGATGAAGCAGGAGAAAAGTGCACAACAGCAGTAGCTAAAATGATACCTGCAGGTAAAGTAAAGATTGCTAAACTACCTAAGAAAGATCCATGTGCTGTACTATCAGAGCTTGGATCACAAACTTTAGAAAGATGTGTATGGGATGCACAACCTTGGTCACCTGCTGGAATTGTAGTAGGAGAACAAATATGGAAACAGTTTACTGATAGACAAAACATAGAGTCTGTACCATACCCTGATTGCCTAGAAGGTCTTAATAGAAAGCTTAAAGGTATCAGACATGGTGAGATAACACTGTTCACTAGTGGTACTGGTAGTGGTAAAAGTACTGTAATTAAAGAAATTGTATTAGATCTACTACATAAAACAGACTATAAAGTAGGGTTAATATCCCTAGAAGAAAGCATTGGAGATACTGCAGAAAAGTTTATATCTATGGAACTACGTAAAAATATAATTGAAACAGTAGATCCAACAGATGATGCAACTAGATCCGCATTTAATTCTGTGTTTGGTAATGAAAACCTAATACTACTAGATCATCAAGGATCTGTAGGTGACTCAACTCTAATCGAAAAGATAGAGTACATGGCATTAATGGGTTGTAAATACTTAGTGCTAGACCACATAACTATAGCTGTATCTGAAGGATCTGAGGGACTCTCAGGTAATGAAGCAGTAGATAAAATTATGTCTGACCTGTTAAAGATTGTTAAGAAACACAACATATGGTTAGGTCTTATCTCCCACCTACGTAAGTCACAAGGTGGTACTAAAAGTTTTGAAGAAGGAAAGCTTGCCTCCATTGATGACATCAAAGGTTCAGGTTCTATTAAACAAATATCATTTGATATCATTAGCTTTGCTAGAAACCTGTTAGCTGAATCTGATTCAGAACGTAACATAATAAAGTTCAGAGTATTAAAATCTAGATTCACTGGACTAACTGGTAGCGCAGGGTCAGCAATGTATAACCACAAAACCAGCCGATTAACTGCTACAGGGGGCTTTGACTTTGTAGCTACAGGAGATTAACATGCAGCCTATTTATGAGGTTAGAGACTACCTCATTGAGAAAGTGAGGACTGTCAATAGTAAGAATCCAAAAGCAAATACAGGCGCAGTAATACTGCAATACAACAAGGACTACGAAACAAATATGGAAGGCTTTGTAAAGAATGCTCTCCAAACTATACAAATATTGTTCACAACCAGTAGTAGTTCTAATCCTGTAGGAACAGCCAGCTTAACTAATGTATCATTCAAAATAGGAAGAGAAATTAGTAAAGAACTAGGAAGAGAATTAACTTGGCTTAATCAAATTAGACTAGGTGACCTGTTCGTAGAAGCATTCTATCAATGTGGTTTTGCAGATATATATTATCCAAAAACTAGAAACACTAGTTATATTATATCTGCAACAGCTAGATGGGTAGAGCTGGCAGACATACCCGGTATGTTCTCTAGAATAAACCTACTGCACACTTCAATCACACCACCAAGAAACATTAATGGTATGATGCAGAAGTCAGGAGCAGTATTTTTCCCTGTAATAAAAGGTAAAACTGCAAAAGATTTTCTAGAGTTAGACAAACCATATATACGGTCAATAAATAAACTGCAAAACTCTGGATGGAGAATAAACAGAAGAGTACTAGATGTTATAGAGAAATACAAAGAAGTATTCTCTAGCTCTATACCATTTAAAGACAACGATGCTAAAGAATTAAAACGTAGAAGTCAGGCATTAGAATGGAGTTTCATTATAGCTAAAGCTAATATATTAAAAGATGAAGATATATTCTATCAATATCTAGACGCTGACTACAGAGGACGATTGTACTACAAAGAACCTTTCCTAAACTATCAAGGATCAGATATATCTCGTGGTATGTTAAAGTTCGCAAGAGCTAAACCTATGACACAAGAAGGTCTGTATTGGTTAGCAGTACATACAGCAACAAGTTACAATGCAAGCTTTAGTATAGATAAAATACCAGAGTGGTGTGAATCTGATTATGAATCATACCTAAAAGAAGAAGGACTAGATGATATATCCGTAGATAAAATGACATTAGACGATAGAGTACGATGGGTTAATGAAAATATGGATGCAATTGTTAACTTAGGTACAGATGGTGAGATTGATTCTGAAGCAGAAAAGATAGTAACTTTCTTAGCTTGCTGTATTGAATGGTCTGACTACACTAAAGCTGTAAAAGATAAAAGAATACATATGTCTAACCTTCCAATACCTATCGATGGGTCTAACAACGGGTGGCAACACTTAGGTGCTATATCTAAAGATACTCAAACAGGTGATCTTGTTGGTCTTATACCTAGAGAAATACAGAAAGACTTCTATGTACAAACTGCAAAAGAACTAATTAATCTAACAGATGATGAAAGGTTAATAAGCATACTAAACATGATGCCTATGAAAAGTATACGTAAAGGTATTACTAAACGTGGCAGCATGACTCGTGCCTACTCAGCAGGTGCTAAGAAGATCGCTGAGAATATGTTCTTTGATTGTAAAGCAGAAGATTATCATACAGAATATGGTATAACTCAGGACGATTGCAACAAGTTTGCTAAGGTATTAATAAAAGCAATCAATAATGTATGTCCGGGTCCATTACAGACTATGAGTTACCTTCAAGAGCTTGCTAAGTATGAACTTGGTACTTTCAAGAAGGTTGATGAAGATGGAAAGATAGCAGGACCAGAGTATAAAGAAGCTGTAAAGAGAAGATCAGAATTGTTCAAAACAAAAGACATAACTGATGAAGAAATTGATGAGTTAAATGAACTTGTAAAGTTTACATCAAAATACAAATCAATTCTTGTATACGGCAATGGTGCTGATAGAGTTAAATGGACTACCCCATCTGGATTCAGTGTTGAATATACAAAATTCAGAATGGAACGTAAGAAAGGTAGAGGTACTATCGCAGGGTTCAAGAAAAACAGTGGTGGTCATCAAGGGATAAACCACGTTGCTCAGACAGCAACTATATATCCTGACATACAAGGGTTCTTGTGTGGTATATCACCAAATGTAATACACTCACTCGATGCAAGTCACATGGCTCTAGTAATAGATCAGTGGCATGGAGAGTTTGGTGCAGTGCATGATAGCTTCTCCACCCATGCATGTGACGTTGAACACCTCATTGGTATAACCAAGAGAGCGTTCATAGACATGTATGATGTAGATAACTTCTACAACTGGCTCGAACAAGAGCTAATATCTGAAGACCATGAGGGTCTAGAGGTACAACAACCACAGTTAGGTACACTAGATGTCAATGACATCCAAGAGTCCGACTACTTCTTCGCATAGGAGGTGTTATGAGTAGAGAATATAATATTTTAGCACTAAGAGGTGCTGATATAAAGGATCAAGAGTATGTAGAAATGTATGATTTAGACCCTAAGTTAGCAAACACACCAGATATAAACTACGCAATGTTAGATCTGGTTTACAAAGAAAACTTGAAAGAAGGAAGCACAGAAGCTAGAGCTAATGAGCTACGATCAAGTGCTGAAAGAGACATGAAGATATTGCTTGCCAAGAAAGGCTGGCTCTAATAAATAAAAAACCCCCACTAGGAATCCTTAATTGGAAACTTAGTGGGGGTATTTTTTTTATCCTGAATAATGATTAGCAATATTTTCCTTGCTACCATCTTGATTTATTAAAGTATAACCTGATTTCTTCATAAGATCTAATGCATTCATCTTTTGAACATGAGTTTTTGTAGCCCAATTTCTAAGTCTAGAAAAGTTTTTACCATATAAGAAACTAAAGTAAATAGGTATTAACTCTTGTAAAAATCCATAATTTAAATTGTTCACAGTACTAATATAATCTGGAGAGTTAACATCAAAATTATATTTAGCGTTACCTCCAATAGATGACGAAATCAAATGCCTTATAGTTGATAAAGACTGAGTTTGTACATTGTTAGATTGCTCTAACCAATTTTTATTATGAGACATAAAACTTTTAATATTTATATTAAACTGAGATTCATGTCTAAACTTTGCACGAGAACCTAACCTTTTATCATACTCTCTACTGCCCTCAGGTACACCTGAATTATAACTAAACAAATCTACAAAGAATCTTTTATCTTCATCAGTTAGACGTTCTTTAGGGTTTTGTTTGTTTAACCATTTCATATATGAAGTATGTTCTTTTTGAAGAGAATTTAAAAGTTGTTGAAATATATTATAATTCCTTATAACATCTGTAATAGCTCTATTAACTTCCCTTAACACTGTATCAAAAGTTCCTATGTCAAGATAAATAGCATCATAAACCATTTGCATAAATGGGTTACCACCACTGTTATGGCCTATCATTGAGAATGTTTTACCAGTAAGAATATGATTGAAGACTGCTGCATCAATTGAATGTACAACTTTAGAAATTATTTTACTATGTAGATCACCACCTGACATAGAGATATCTACCCCTGAAACTGGATCAATATCTTCTTTATATGCTGTCATAGATCTTTTAGTTTCCCATTGACCAACAGTTAAAGATATTTTTTCAAATTTATTAGGGTCTTCATCACCTTTATCTTTCAATAATTTACTTTGTCTTGTCATTGAATATGAATTAGATGTTGAATCATCCCATCCACGAGATTCCCATAAACCTACAGTCAAAGGTGTATTATCAGGACTCATAAAGATTAACTCAGGTGTGTTCATAAGTTGATAAGATAAACTAATAGTTCTTAAAATAGATCTATATTCTCTTGCATCATCCCCTTGTAAAACTTCATAACTTTCCATGTACTTTTTATGTACCATATGTGCTACAGCATTTAAGTTATTATTTTTCTTTAAATTATCATAAGAAGTAACAAAAGGATGTGGGTTCCCAATTGTTTGGCTAGATTTTAAATTTCGATATAAAATATCAATAGTATTTTTAACATCTGCTTTATAAGAATCACGCTCCTTGCCAAAAGCTTCAGTCATTACAACATGCTTTGCCATAGTATTATTCTTACCTTCACCTCTAGTTTTAAAAACCTCAACAGATATATTATGAATATCAAGATAAGGCAATTCACTATTAGGTGATCCATCACTATCATTAAATAAGTTTTTAGGATAATCCCAGTTAATCACTGGTTCACTTTCAAGAGTACTTAAAAGAATACTAATTAGCTGATCTCTTAAATCTCCATTATCAAGGATAGATATACCTTGAGATCTTAACATGCCTGTTTTATATAAGTTATCTATATTACCTATCAAGGCGGCAATAATAAAAGCACCACTTGTTTTACCATCTATGTTTGACATAGTTGTTGAGTAAAAAGGAGTGTCAGTATTTTCCCTTTTCCATTTCCTATATTTAGAAAACTCTGATAAGTCCTTTAAAAAAGCAATGGATTCTATACCTTTTTCTTTTATAGCAGAAATTAACTTAGCATCCAATTCATTATTAGGATCTAACGTAGGTGAGTTCATTCCAGTAAACACTGGATTTTTTACTAACTCACTAACATGACCTTGACCTGCTACAGTTTTTTCAGGTGGTGGGAATATACCATCCTTCATACCGATAAGATCTTCTCCAAAATTATCTACTAAATCAAACACTTCAATAACTCTATCACCCATCTCTTCAAAAAGATTACTATTTATTTCTAAATTACGATCTCTTTCTTTAAATAATAAGTCATCTGTTTTAAGACCTGTCTTAATTACTTTACCATCTGATATTGTATAATACTCTGCAGCTTTAATAGCAAAATTTAATGCAAACATCTGCCTAAGAAGAGCTTCAGATCTATTACCTTTACGAATAGGATAGACAACAGGATTAGCTAATGCACCCCTTACTATTTTTAAAGCTTGAGGATTTAAATGAGTTACATCTAAATCTATTCTACCAGAAAACCCTTGTATAGCTGTATTAAAATAAAACAAAAGACCTTGCGCTCTAGCAAGAGACCTTAGTACCCTTGCAACTTGTAAGACTGCTGCATCATATTCTTGTTCTACTGTTGGAATGCGAGAGTTTTTAGGTACACCAGACCTTCTATTAAAATACTCAGTTACTTGTTGGCTTTCAATGGATGCAGTTATTTCATTAATTTTTGCTTGACCTATTCCAAGAGCATCTAACTTCCATCTTTTTGACTCATCACTCTTTTCAAACACAGTTTTATAACCTTCACCATCTTGTCTTGATTTTAAAAAAGGTATAAGTAATTGAAATAAAATATATAAATTTTTATTATTTATTTTAAAAGAAATACTAGAAAGATTAAACCTAGCCTCTTCAGCTTTTTTAGATAAGCGTCCACCAATAGCACCACGAACGGAATTTAAATTATCACCCTTTAAAGGTGGTGTTAGTAAAATATCTTTAAACTCTTTACGCAATAAAAACCCACGAGCCATTCTAGATTCAGGATTATTAAATACCTTATGACCTAACTCTGTCAATGCAAACTTAATTGGAGATGATATCTCACCACCCTTACCCTTAACAGAAGGTATTCTTGTAAGTAAAGGGTACTTAATACCACCATTATTATCAGCTCTACCTTCCTGACCATGAACAGAATATAATAACTCTTGAGCATAATCACCTAGTGTTGTAGCTTCTTGAGAATTAGAGTCAGCCTCCTCATCTCTACCCTGTGATAACCAGAATTGTTTTATTGCTTCACCACCTATCATACCATTGCTTCTATTCTTTGCAATTAATGTTTTATCTTTATAATCAACTTGCTGTTGAACAGTTAAGTTATCCTTATTAGCTAAAGCATCAGCATACATAGACTTAGCTATTGCATCTTCAGCTGCTACAAGTAAAAACGTCACAAGATCAGGATGTAAATACATCTTTTGTTTTCTAGCCTCTGCACCTTGTCTTTCAATTTCAACACCTTCTACTTTAACAGGTCTTAAAGTTAAAGGTGCATCAGTATTTTCTCTTACAATACCACCAACTGATTCAGCAGCAGCAAGATAACTACCGGGTCTTACAGATTTATGTCTAGCAAATGCTAACCGTTTAACAGGATCACTAGCAATCTGTATCATAGGTTTACCATTTAAATTTTCTTGTATCCACTCAGGATGTTCAGCAAGAAACGATTCAGATGTAGATTCATAAGGTATTGTAAGACCTGCACCTTCGTTTCTAGAGTATTCTATTCCATCTTGTATTCTGGAATCTAAACCAATCAAAGCATCACCATTAACTAATGCCTTAATTGGATTAAGATATTCATCAGCAGCATTTGCTTCATCTTGTTCTGGGTTCCAAGTGCCAGATTTTATAGCCTCACGTCTACCAGTCACTGTAGTTGCAGTAGGATCTAAATCTACCCCAGAACTCTCTGATATCTCAGTAGCATCAGCTTCAACAGGACCATAAGGTGATCCCTCTCTAAAAGGATCTTCACCAAAATCAAAAGGAACTGAAGAAGCTATATCATATAAACTTCGATTTTCTTTTTCAGCTGCAAGGTCAGACTCCCTTTGAATATCCACAGATGTAGGTGAGTTTAGCTCATCTGTTTCATCCACTAAATACTCTTCTACAGTATCTGCTACAGCCTCTTTAGCTTTAGATCGATTTTTTAAATCTTGTAATAAATCTGGATGAAGTGTATTACCAAGAGCTGTTTCATTATCCACTACCCCACCAACTGATGTTTTAGCCATATCTTACTCCTTGAAATTTAGGTTAGTTGTTAAGTCACCTATCTCGTTTGTTAATCTATTAATAGATCCAATGTACGGTGTTGCTTTAGAAAGTTTCTTAAGACCACTACCAACATCACCAGTTATTAAATTTTCTCCTGCACCTATTAATCTTTCAAGGTTACCAAGTCCGGGAGATTCTCTAGATACTGCTCCAAATAAATATTCAATCATAGTATCACCTTTATTACCCTGAGGGTACAAAGGCGCAAACTGATCTAGTATTCTTTCGTATGTACCTAATAATCCAGAAGACCTAACACCACGTTGAAGGTAACCTGACGTATCTAAGTAAGGATTACTACGACTACCTTCAAGTGGATTAACCACACCCATGAAGTTGTCTTCATCTTCATACTTCAACATGTCCTTAATAGCTTGAGAAGCAAATCCCAACATGATCATAGTTGCCATCATAGAGTATGCACTATACTTCATAGTTGGTGAACCACGTTTAAGGTACTCACCATATAACCTTGGCAAGTGACTAGCTGTAAACGTAGCCATAAACCCTTG